TGTCATCCATTGCTAACGAAGTAGCTCTGTTTACAAACATCATGTTTTCTTCAATAGCACCTTGCTTGTCAAACTCAGCTAAGATAGCATCAAATTCTGCTAAATCAGTAGCAGCATTAACACCAGTAACACCTGAAGTTAAATTACCTCTAGACTCAATAGCAGCAAACAAACCTTCAGTACCAGCACCGTTAAGACCTGCGTCAGCAGCACCTCTAACTTGACTATCAGCACCAAAGCCAATAATAGATGCAGCAGTAGTTCTTTCAGCCTCAAGCATACTCATTTCTAAGTAATCGTTAAAACGTGCTCTAGTATCAGATTCAGCTTTTAAATACCACATGTAACCAGCACCGCCATCTTCAGAAGTCACTTCAACCCAACCGATTCTAGATGTATCAGAACCTGATACTTCGTAGTAATCTTTTAAGATAATTGGTTTGTTGTTGAATGATTTGAACGTAGGTTCGTTAGCACCTCTTGATTCAGTTTTAAACGTACCAGTTTCATCAGCATAAGATGATCCTTTACCGTACTCAGAACCAATAACTAATACAGTCGCAGCAGCAGCAGATAAAGTTGATAAAGCAGCTGTAGCATAAGGTTCAACTGAAACAACGTTTGAATTTGGAGTTTCAACAGCTAATGCTTTAACTACAACACCAGCTTGTGCGATTAACAGCATGTCGTTCACTCTAATACCGTGAGCTCTACTTGCTGTTGCGCCTACCGCTGTATCACCATCGATATCAGCAGTAATTGTTAATGTACCATTTACATCACCAGCTGTAGCTACCGTAGCTACGTATGATAAATGTAATCTTGACTGCTCAGACCAAACAACTTGGTCAGATGTCATAGATTCTTCAGCTCCTACTTGTGAAAGAAATCCAGATATAGTCCTAGGACCAAATACCTCTGCTTCTTTTTCCATAAGATCTGGTAAATATTGTTGTGCCCAGTCGTTTGCGCCGGACGTAAAATCAAGATAATTTGTGTTTAATGTTTGCCTCGTTGAAGCTGGAACACTATTCAAACTACCTCCTGCAGTAATTGCCATAATTTTAAATTTTTAATTTATTTATTTGTTTTTAATTTTGAATTTGAAATCAGCAGTATTATCACCTAAAACTTTTACTTTAATTCCACCAGCCTGCGTCTCGCCATGCGCTTGTCTAGGATCCATATTTATATTTTTTCCTTTCTCAACACTTGTTTTAATAGCATCTGCTTGTCCTTGTTCGTAAAAATGTTTTGCAATAGCGTCGGGATTCATTGCTGTAAATAAAGATTTATGATAACCCTTAGCATCTTTCATAGTATTATTTTTATCTAGAAACTTTCCGATAAAATTATTTATGTCGCTTTGAGTGTCCTTTACTTTACTAGCATCTTGAACATTGTATCTAAATTTTTTATCACCGACGTTATATTCAAAACCTTTGAACTTGTCGTTAAAAACATTTTTAGTTTCTTGTTGAAATTTATTTACTCTTTGCTCACTACCCTTTTTGTTCTCTGCTTCTTCCTTGTTGTATCTATTAAAAAAATCAATAGCTTTTTGCTGCTCATTAGTCAGCTTTGATCCACTTTTGATTTCTTCATAGTATTTGGATTTGTTCTCTTCCAATTGAGTTTTAGCGTTGGCAACTTGCTCTTTTAACGCTAATTTTTTTCTTTTTATTTCTCTTTCGTCGTCTGTATCTTCGTCATAAGAGAACTGATCTTCCATTAGAAAGTTAATTTCTTCACTATCTAAATGAGGTTTAGTTTGTCTATAATGTTCTCTTAGCAAATCTTCATTATCTAACTCATTATAATCTTGATTAAGTTTAACATAATCGCTTAAATCACCACCAGTGTCTTCCATAAAATCCATTAACTTTTGGATATTTTCTGGTAATGGTTTTCCAGTTTCTAAGTTTTCTTTAATAGCTTCATTTGCTTCTTCAGCTATTTCTTCAACTTGCTCTTCAACTTGCTCTTCAGTAATTTCTTCTAGCGTTGAAGTTTTTTGTGTTTCAGCTTGCGATTGTACTTCTTCTTGTTTTTGTGGGGTGTCGGCATTTTCAGCGACTGCAACCACTCCGCTGTCGTCAGCGTTATTTTCTTTAGTTTCATTTTCTTCTGGTTTTATTGGTTTATTTAAATCAACCTTGGTTATTGTTTCTCCAACAACCTGTGGTTTCATTTTCATTTTTTCTACAACTTTAGTAACGTTTCCTTTTGTTTCGCTACCATCTGGTTGTTTTTCTTTTTGTTCCTTTACTTTTAATGAGCCGGTTTCGTTGTCTACGATTGGCTTTTCTGTGTTGTTTGCCATAATATAATATAATAATAGTTAATAATTTTTTACATACCTAAACCAAATCCTCCTAAAGTATCATCACTTGCGGATTCAAAGTTTTTAGGTGGTTTTTGATTGTTTCTTTGATCAATCATTTCTGACTGCTGTGTAGCTTGTATTTTTGTTCTTTCGTCTTTACGATCTTCTTTGCTTGTTTCTTTTTGTTGAGCGTTTTGAACCTCAGCTTGTTTCAATTGCATATCATACTGAAACTCTAATTGCATTAATTGTTTTTTCATTTCAGTTTCTTGAACTAGAGACTGAGATTTCATTTGCATTTTAGCTTGTTCTAATTGAATTTGAGATTGAGTTAGTGCTTGTTGTTTTTGAACTTCAGATTGAGCAGCGGCTTGTTGTTGTTGTGAATTTGCCTGTGCTTGCGCCTGAATATTTTGTTGTTGTATTTGCTGGTCTCGTTCTATTTTCTTTTTTCTTCTTATTTTAAGAACTTGATTTGCAAGTTTTATGTTTTTAATTTCTCTAATATCAATAGCATCTTCAAGATCTATACCATCTTTTTGAATTGCTATTTGTATGTTGTTTTCAAGTAATTGTTTTTCTTCTTCGTCTGGTGCTAACTCTATAAACACACCAAAGTCATATAAGTGTAATTCACTTATTTCTTTTAACGTTGCAACATTATGCATTCCTATACTTCTAATAAAAGCATCGGAGGTTGGAGAGTATTCTAGTATGTCAGATATTCTAAGAGATAAACATTCTGCTACTTGAGCAGTTAAAAATAATCCAGACTGCAATATGTGTCTAGTTGCTACATTTGAGTTTGCTGCCGCTAACTTCTGAACACCAACCAAAGAATATTTGTCTGGAACACTACCATCTCTAGCCTCATTAAGTCCGGTTACATCTCTTATCATTTGTAAATAATAATTATAATTACCTATAAGAGCTTGCATTTTATTTCCAGCACCTTGACCGCCAGATATTTCTTGAATAGGTATCTTGCCAGGATTTTGATCGCCTTCAGAAGTAAAACTTCTTCCAATAACAGATCCTGTCTGAAAGTACATGTTTAAAGCTTCTTGTGGATTGTAATTTGTTCCATTGCCTAAATCAATCTCTGCTAAACCGTCGGCATCTAAATAGACACCATCCGGAACCATTCTTGACAACACTTGCTGAAGTTTTAAGTGTGTTATTTGTATCATGTCAGCAAAACCAGTTATTCTGCTAACAAGAGATTCTATGCGACCCTCATACATTCTTGGAGCTACAATAGAATAGTTCATTTTAACTTTTGTAAAATCACTTTTAGGACGCATCATGTTTTTTGACATTTCCCATTTAAGTAATTTATTAGTACCAACAATTAAAGCGCCATCATATAAACACTCTATAGATCTAGATATTTTACTATAACCACCTTCCATTGATTCTGGTGGATTAAACGTGTCATCTTTTTTTATTAACTTATCAGCGCCAGAACCAGTTTCTTTTACTTTATAAACTTCGTTCATATAAGTTTTATAATTAAAATATAGAACTTTAACTGAGTTATTGTCTTTTTTGTTGTCTTTTCTGTTATAATAATTGTCTCTATTGTAGTGCCTTGTTTTTAATATTTCCTCTAGATCTTCATGCTCTAAAAATGGAAACTGTTTAACCAATTCATTAATTGGAATACTTTTAATTTCACCAACATAATATATATCATCAAAATAAGGAGAGTCCGTGTGTGAGTACACTAGGTTGGCTGGATCTACATAATCTATAACAACTCCTTCAGATGTATTGAAAGATGTTTTAACAGCTCCAATACCTATAGTTGCTAAGTCGTAATAATAACGCTTTCTAATTAAATCATAATTACTACCCTCAAACAAAGTGTTTAGCGCTTGTTCTTCTGCTAACTCTACACCTTGCTTGTATGTAAGTTGCATGTGTAGTTTTAATTCTTCTTCTGTTTCTGGAAGTTGTTCTGGGTCACTACTATATAAATTAATGCCGAATGCTTGTTGTGCATAGTCATTTAATTCTTTACTACGCATGTCTTTTAATATAGAATCCATATACGCGGTTCTTTTACCAACACCAAATGGATCTTGAGAATAAGCTTTTATATCATAGTTTCTTTGTGTCATTCCATTAACTAAAATATCTACAAATTTAGGTATAATTGGAACTGGCTTCCAATCTAAATTTAAATAGGACAAATCACCGTTTATAGATAACTCATCCTTATATTTTTGGGTTGACTGCTCACCTCTAGCGTATAATCTTAAATTGTGAAAATTATTATTGTTACTTTCCCATCTATTGGTACTAGTGTTCTCGTCAAACCATTCTCCTTCAATAGCTTTAGCAATCTTTAAACCATACTCATAACTAATTTTTTCAGTATCACTAACTACTTGACTAGGAAAATGATGATTAGTAAATTTTGACATATTTTATTTTTCTATTATTTTTGACATATTACCTTTGTTTGTGTATCTAGACATATGTATATTTAATCTTGGTTTTTCAACTTTAGCGTTTGGCGCATATAAATGTCTATTGTTTGCCATAACGGCTAAACCAGAACTTATAGAAGCATCGTGCTTTGTTCTTTTGTTTATATCAAATCTACTCCAATCGTTTAATAACTCATTAAAATATAGATCTCCAAAAGTTCCATCTTGTTTCATGCCAACGTGATCTTGTATGTACATTTCAATCGCAGCAGCGTGAGCTTGTTTTATATCTTCTGAAGAGTTAGGTATTCCACCAACTTCTTTCTCTGCAACGGATAACTTATTCCATATCTTATCAGGTCTATTCATACTAAACCCTCTATATCCTCTACGTCTTAGATAATACAAAAGGCGAGGTTTATTGTTCTCCGCAAGTATAGGCATTCCGTAAAATACTAATGCCATTAGAACATCTTCAAAAAACATTTCTGCCGTAGGTGGTCTTGATAAGTATTCTAAAAAAAAACTGTTAGCGGGAGCGTCCTCCATACTGAACCTTGTAAGTCCATGCAAAGCTCCTTTAGAACCTACTCCATCTACGGTTCCTGAGATGTCATACGAGTCACAGCCAAAGGCTCCCATATGTTCATTACCAGGATATTTTATACCATTTTTTAATACCACTTTGTTCTGTAGTTGTTGAGATGGAACCCAACTAACTTTAAACCTACCCTTTGGATCTGGGTAAAATATTACTTGTGAATCTTTAATTCCATTCACCCATTGAAAATTACCCGCTGTAATTCCTAGTGTTCTAGACATTTCGCCATTATAATCTATTTGCTCATATATCTTAACAAGATTAAATATACTTCCTTTTGTCTCGTCTCTAAATGCGTGCTCTGTAGTTCTTGGAAATTGACGGTAAAATTCATTTAAACCATCTTGATCATCTTTAAGGCCATCAACTTCGTTTTGCCAGTTATCTATTACACCTACATCTATTAGTTCACCGTCTGGTGCGAATCTATCGATATCAGGAGTAGTAAAGACTGGAACTCCATACTCATCAATAAATCCTTCGTAGTTCCATTCCATTGGGATAAAAAGAGAGTATAAACCAGACTTTGTCTGACCGTTTCTATTTCGCTTGGTGACATCTGATGAGTTATATAATTTTTTGAAGTTTTCTCCACCTTTGTCTAATGCGTTTGAGGTTGATCCCATCATACATTTACCAATAATTCTACTACCTAATCGTAAACATGTTTTTGTAACCCTCCAGTTATTTAA